TAAAAAGAATTATTAGGAGTATGTAATGGCTGCAATTAATTTAAATACAGTCAGACAAACCATAGAAGCAAGACTTGCTACAGAACTTGCGAGTAGCCCTGCAATATCTGTTGTATTTAATAACCAACCCTTTGATTCAACAACAGAAGATACTTTTGTACAATGTATAACAAGTTTTGGAACTGGTGGTTATTTAACGCAGGGCGGATCTGCTAATTCTACTAATAGTGTTGTAGGTTTAGTTCTTTTAAATATTTTTACAGAGGAAGGTATTGACTCTGGTGCAAATTTAGTGATTGGCAAAAGACTGCGTGACCTTTACAATAATCTTACAGTTTCAAATGTAATCTTTGATTCGCCTATTGGTCCTGAAGTTTTATCCTTAAGTCCAGAAGGTAAATTTCAAACACAAGTTAGAATTACATTTGAAATATATGAGGAACTTTAAATGGAAATAACAGAAACAATGCTTGATGCAATTGAAGCTGTAAAAGGCAGACGTGACCCTGTTTATTGGGATGGACGCTGCAAAAGATACATGGAAAACCAAGAAAGTTTAAAAAAAGATGTGAAAAAACCTAAAAAAGGTTAATATTAAATAAATACTTTTTTTTGTTATGGCTATTAAGGGTGATGTTGGTAAAATCATGTTTGAAAACGCTGGCGGTACTGAAGCTGATGTTGGACAAACAAGGTCTTGGTCTTTATCTATTAGCAAAGATATAATGGAGACAACAAAGCAAGGCGATACATTTAAAACAAATATCGGTGGCTTAATTTCTGGCGAAGGTTCAGCAGAGCTTTTATATGCTCCGGGTGAAACAGGTGCAGGGTATACAACATTTATAGATGATGTATTAACCACAGGCGACAATGCTGATGCTCTATTTGAATTATTTCCTGATTCTGCAACTTCAGCAAAAAAAATTAGTTTTGCTGGTATTATTACTAACGCTGAATATGGCGCAACCCTTGGTGAAGTTCAAATTATAAACATCAGTTTCACGACAAGTGGTGCTATAACTTCAGCTATATAGTACATTAGGTAAACGTATCTAATTTTTTATGACAACAAAAAGAACTGTAGACATTATTACTGATGCTTTTAGTGATGTTATGTCTACAAGACGCAAATATGTATTAGAAACACCTTCTGGCCAAAAAATTGATATATACTTTCCACCATTAACCAGATATGACAGACAAAAAGCACAAACTGCTGTTGGTAGTGATGATGCTTTAATGGTATCTACACAATTACTTTGTCAAATTGCACAAAAAGAAGATGGTACAAAAATGTTTGCTTTAGCTGATGCACCAGACTTACAAAGAATGTTACCAGAGAAAGTTTTAAATGATATTGAGTTATTTTTATTTGAACTAAAAATAGACGTTGATACAGCAAAAAACGATTAAAGAGAAATAGCTGGCTAAACTTTGAGTTGTTTCTCGCCTCTGAGTTAGGTAAAACATTAACTGAACTAAGACAAAATATGACAGAGGAGGAGTTTATATATTGGGCTGCATATTACGAAAATAAATATGAGAATGAAAAAAAGATGCGTCAAAGAGCAAATAACAGGTAAGATAAAAGAAATGTATTTTATAAGCTAAGTGGCTGAAAGTATTGTTACCTTAAGAGTTGACACCAGAAATGCTGTCAGTTCTTTAAATAATGCTTCTGCAGCTACAAATAAATTATCAGCAGCATCAAGTGGTGCAACAAAATCTTTGGCTGCAACATCAACAGCAGCAAGAGGATTAGGTTCTGCATTAGCTTCAAGTTTAGCTCCTATTCTTGCTGTTGGTACCGCTGTTTCATTACTTGGTAGATCATTAAGTGTTTTTCAATCTAGAGAAAGAGATGCAGCAATACTTGCTAAAGGTCTAAATAATTTAGGTAAAGGTACAAATGTTTTAAGAGAGTTGGAAGAGGCTGCAGATAATTTAGGAAATGCAACTTTATTTAGTCAAGATGAATTTACTCGAGGATTTGCTTTATTAACAAGTTTTAGAAAAATTGGTGTTGATTCATATGCAAGTGTTGCTGAACAGGCAGCTAACATCGCACAAATTAACCAAGTTGATGTTAATACTTCTTTCATGCAACTTGCAAAAGCATTACAAGACCCTGAGAGAAATTTATCCAATTTAAATCGTTCTGGTATTGCTTTTAGTAAACAGCAGACAGATGTAATCAAGCAATTAATGAAAACAAATCAGGTTGCAAAAGCGCATACTATGATTTTAAATATTGTTAAAGAATCATATGATGAAGCTGCACTTGCTGCTTCAAAAGGGTTTGCTGGTAGTGTTGACCTGTTAATGGAAGAGGTCAATGATTTTAGTGAAAGCCTTGGAAAGGCTCTTTTACCTGTTTTAGATAAATCAGTAAAAGCCTTAACAGCTTTTCTAGATTTTTTAAACTCAGAAGGTGGTCAGGTAACAGCTATTATTGCTGGCATAACTTTAGCTGTAAAAGGTCTTGCTGTCGCCTTACCTCTTTTAAAAACAAATCTAATAGCTGTTGCTGTATCTGCTCGTATTGCAACAGGTAATCTTATCGGCACAAAAGCCACTCTTGCAGCTACATCTATTGGTTTTGCTAATGCTACGGTTGCTGCAAATGCTTTTAAAGTTGCACTTGCAAAAGCTGGGATTGGTCTTGCAATTATAGCTTTTGGAATATTGGCAACAAAAATATTAGAGACTTTTAATGCACAGAAAAGACTTAATGAAGAATTGGCAGCAGGAAAAACTGATTTAGCAAGGGCAGAACTTGAAAGGTTAGAGAAAAAACTTGCAGATTTACAAGCTAAACAAGAAAGAATTAAAAAACAAGGTGGATTGAAAAATATACTTGGTTTAGGAGAAAAATTATCAGGTACGGAAGTTATTGAATTAATAGGTGGTGCTTTACCTAAGGCAATAGACGACCTGAAAGCAAAAATAGCTACAGCAGATGAATTAGGTTTTGCAAAAGAATTTAGAACAGCAGCAAAAAATATCCATGAACAAAAAGAAGAACTAGAAGAAATAATCAAGAGATCAAAAATTAATACTGAAGAAGGGAGAAAACAATTTGATTTAGAGCAAAGAAAAAATGAACTTGTTGAAAAACATGGAGAACTTTTAGGAGGCGTCTTATTCAAGAGAGAGCAGGATAATAAAAAACTTCAAGAAAGTGTTAATAAAATAAAAGAGCAAGAGAAAGCAGCCGAGAAACTAAAAGAAAAATATAAAGAAATAGGGCAAAGTGTAGAAGATGGAATTGTTTCAAACCTTGCTGATGCTGTAGAAGGTACTAAAACATTAGCGCAAGCTGCTGTGAGTGTATTAAATGACCTTAAGCGTAAACTTATTGAGGTTGCCATACAACAAGCGGTATCTGGTATTGGTGGAAAGATTGGAGGCTTTTTAGGAAAAGTTTTTGGTGGAGGAAAGGCTGCGGGTGGTCCTGTAGCTGCTAATAAAAATTTCATAGTTGGAGAAAAAGGCCCAGAGATTTTATCAATGGGTTCAAGCAGAGGATTCATAACGCCAAACAATCAAATAGGTGGAGAGGTTACAAATATAGTGACTGTTAATGTTGATGCTTCTGGTTCTTCTGTTGAAGGTAATGACGGACAGGCTAATGAATTTGGTAACGTATTAGCAGCAGCAATACAAGCTGAACTTATAAACCAAAAACGTGCTGGAGGGCTTTTATCTAACGCATAATTATGGCAGCTTTTCCAACTACAGTACAACCAGCATATAGCGGCTTTTCAAAAAGAAGTCAGCCTAATATTAAAAAGGTACGTTTTGCCGATGGTTTTGAACAACGTCAACTCGTAGGCATAGCAGCACATCAAAATGGAAAGATTTATAATTTAATTTTTCAAAATATCTCAGAAACAGCTAGTGATGAGATTGAATACTTTTTAAACGAAAGAGCATTAGATCAAGCATCATTCACATTTACCCCACCAAGTGAAGAGTCTGTAAAAACAGGTACTTATTCCCAAAGTGGCACTACTATTACTGTTTCTGTTACTGCACATCAATTATTCGCTAACGATTCTATAACTGTTGATTTTACTTCTGGCTCTGCAACTGATGGTACGTTTTCTGTTGTTTCATTGACTAACGCAAATACATTTGTTATTACTGCTGGAAGTAGTGCAACAAATTCTGGAAATTGTACAGTCACTAAATCGGGAACATCTCATTTTGTATGCGAAAGCTGGTCAAAATCTATTCCTTATGTAAACAGGGCAACAATTAACGCAACCTTTAGGGAGGTGTTTGAACCATAATGGCAATACCTACAGAAGAGCTACAAAAAGCTAACCCTAGTGCAAAGATAGAACTGTTTGAAATACATCTTGTCGCTGCCTTACATGGCAGTACTGATGTTTCTAGGTTTCATAATGGCATCAATATGAACACTACCTTTAATGTTGTATTTCAAGGTAATACATACCAAAGAATACCTATTGAATCAAATGGTTTTGAGTATTCCATAGCAAGAACAGCACTACCAAGACCAACAGTAAAAATTAGTAACATATTATCTAGTGTTACTGCCTTGATGACGCAAGCAAACCTAACAACACCTAAAAATGATTTGAATGGAGCAAAATTCAAAAGGATTACTACCTTGTTAAAATTTATTGATAATGCAAACTTTGAATCTGGCACTAATCCATTTGGAACACCAGCAAATAATACTTACGAAAACCAAACATTTTTTATTGATAGAAAAACTGTTGAAAGTAAAAACTTTGTAGAATTTGAACTTGCAATGGCTCTTGACTTGCAAAATAGAACAGCACCAAAGAGAATAATTACAAGAAAAGATTTTCCTTCTGTTGGTACGTTTGCATGAACAACTGGCAAGAACAAGCATTACATCACGCTAAAGCTCAACTACCAGAGGAGTCTTGTGGGTTGGTCTTAGATATTAAAGGGAAAGAAGAATATTATCCTTGTAAAAATATCGCTGTTGAAGGTGCAAATAGTTTTACGATAGATCCAGAAGATTGGGCAAAAGCAGAAGAAACTGGGACTGTATTACATATCTGCCACTCGCACCCAAATGGAGATTTAACACCATCAGAAGAAGATATAAAAAATTGTGATTTTCTTGGTTTATCATGGTTTATTTTTGACCCTGAAAATGCAAAGGTAGAAGAACTAAAACCCAAAGAACATAAACCTATGCTCAGTAAAGATAAGTTTATTGATAGAGAAAGAAGAGAAGATGAGCAAGGTTTAAGAAAAATTAAACTGTATGGAAGATTAGCAGAGTTAGTAGGGTGGCACGTTAATTATGCAGATGTTAAAAACATGAAAGATGTTTACAAATATTTAGTCTGTAATTATCCAGAAATAGAATCACATGTAAAACAAAATATGTATCGTATAACAATTAATAATGATGTTGTAAAAACAGAAGATGATTTGATAGTAAAAAGTGAAGGTGAAATAAGAATGATTCCTATTGTTTCTGGCGCTTTTTTTTCAATTCTTGCTGGTTTACTTATAAGTGGATTTGCAACAGAGGTTGCTACTTTTGTTGTTGGTAAAACTTTGGCTACATATTTAGCTTCTGCATTAACAGTTGTTGGTACATCTATGGCTTTACAGGGAGCAAGTAATTTATTATTACCACAACAAGTTCCTACAGTAGGTGATGTTACTTCTGGCTTAAGTGAGACAGATGCAAGAGTTAATTATTCATTTAGTGGCATTCAAAATGTTAGTCGTAGTGGAGTTTGCATACCTCTTATTTATGGAGAAGTATTTACTGGATCTATTGTGGTTTCATCGGGAACTGATACTGCCCCTGTATTTTTTGGAGGTTAATTAAAAATGCCATTACCTAGAAGTGTAAGAGATTTTAAATGGAGAGGTATTGATTACTCTGGTGGTTATCGAGGTGGAGAAGGTTTAAAGTATTATGATGCTGAGATGAAAGATGGCGAGATTGGTTCTCGTCAATTTGTTACAACTGTAGATGTAATTTGTGAAGGTGAAATAGCTGGGTTTCCATCTGCAATAGATGCTGGGCATACTTTAGGTACAGATGATTATAATAGAACCGCTTTAAAAGATGTATTTTTAAATAACGTACAAATTTTACAGCAATCTGCTTCAGACACAGATCCAGCAGACGGTACGTTTAATTTTGGTACGACTTCCTCTAACAGACCAGCATTTATACCAAAAGTAGGTACAGCAGATCAAACAAAAATTAGAGGTGTATCTGAAACAGAAAGAGATAGACCTATTGGCCAAAATGTTACTGTTGCCCAGCCTCGTGTTGTATCTATAACTGATACTAATACAGATGGTATAAGAGTAACTGTTGGTTTTCCACGTTTACAAAAAATAGAAGATGATGGAAATATATCTGGTACAACAGTTGAATATAATATTCAAGTAAAAGATCAAGCTGGTACTTTACTGAAAAAAATTGTTCCGCAAACTTTATTAACTGGTTTAGATCGTTCTAAGTTTTCAAGTGGTGGGCGAATTATTGGTAAAAGTACATCACCTTATTTTAAAGATCATATTATAGTTTTGCCTTCAGATATTGCCACTTCTGATTTTCCACTAACTGTAACTTTAACAAGAGAAACAGTAGATAGTACAGATGTAAGGCTTGTAAATGCTTTTGAATTAACTTCAATAACAGAATTAGTCTTTGAAACTCCTACATATCCAAATACTGCTGTTGCCGCTTTACGTTTTGATGCTGAAATTTTTAGATCCGTTCCACAGAGAATGTATAGAATTAGAGGACGTCTTATCAAGATTCCTCACAATGCTACTGTCAGATCAGATGGGTCTTTGTCATTTAGTGGTAGTTTTAACGGAACTTTAAAAGCAACAAAAGAATGGTGTAATGATCCAGCTTGGGTTCTTTATGATCTTATTACTGAAAATAGGGCTGGATTTGGTGATTTTATATCAGAAGATGAGGTAGATAAATTTTCTTTTTATAACGCTTCTGAATATAATTCAACACTTATAGATAATGGTCAAGGTGGTACTAGTCCTAGATTTAGTTGCAATTTAGTTATACAAAAAGTTTTTGAGGGCTATACAATTC